CAGCAAGCACTTATGCAGGATGCCGCTAATAGGGCTAACCCTAACCCCCGTCAATTTACGGATGCAGATAGACAGGCTTTAATTCTTCAAGCTATCCAAAATGCCAAAAATACACCACGGCAACAACCGGGGTATATGTATGGTTCACCTAATATGAAAAAAGGTGGTAAGGTTGGTAAGAAGGTCGCCAAGTATGCCAAAGGCGGGCATATTGGGTCTAAACGTGGAGATGGTCTAGCTCAAAAGGGCAAAACCAAAGGTCGAGTTCGTTAATTTTTTTGTAGGAGATTGAAATGAAACATCATCATGTTAAGCATCATGCGAAGGGCGGTCACGTTCATCACCCCAAGCATCACGAGCCAAAACATCATCATGAGCATATGACTGCTCACGTGCATCATCACAAACACGGTGGTCACGTTGAAAGTCACGTAGCTCATCATGAGCATGTTCGTAAACACTATCACGGTAAATAAACCATGATGGCTTCGCGGGGAATGGGCGCTATTAATCCTAAGAAAGTAATTAGGAAAGATGCGCTCGTTCCCACGAAAGTGTTTTGCGAAGGTGGGATGGCTAAAGGCGGCAAGACTGAGGCTTGGACTCGCAAAGAGGGTAAAAACCCTAATGGCGGGCTTAATGCTAAAGGAAGAGCGAGTTATAATCGTGCTCATGGCGCTCATTTAAAAGCCCCACAACCGCAGGGTGGCAAACGTAGGAACTCATTTTGTGCTCGGATGAAAGGCATGAAACGAAAGCTTACGAGTGCTAAAACTGCACACGATCCTAATAGTCGGATCAACAAAAGCCTACGGGCATGGAATTGTTAATGACAGTCAATAAAGCTGGTAATTACACTAAACCATCTATGCGTAAAGCATTGTTTAATAAAATCAAGGCTAGCGCAACGCAGGGTACTAAGGCAGGGCAGTGGAGCGCACGAAAAGCTCAACTCCTAGCCAAAAAGTACAAAGAAAAGGGTGGCGGGTATCGTGATTAAAAAGCCTCAGCAATCCTTGAGGGCTTGGACGCAACAAAAGTGGCGAACCAAGAGTGGTAAACCTTCTAGCAAAACTGGTGAACGGTACTTGCCAGAAGCAGCAATTAAGTCGTTAAGTCCGTCGGAATATGCGGCTACGACTCGTGCTAAACGGAAAGGAAAGTCGTCAGGTAAACAGTTTGTAAAACAGCCTGATCGGATCGCAAAAAAGGTTAGACAGTACAGGAACGTAGGTAAATGACAACTTCGGCGTTAGGTCAGACAACCGGTACTACGTCGTTTCTTCCTGATGTCAATGAGATCATCGAAGAGGCGTTTGAACGGTGCGGAGCAGAGTTACGCTCCGGATACGACTTCCGTACGGCGGTTCGTAGTCTTAATCTTTTGCTTATGGAGTGGGCGAATCGGGGCATTAATCTCTGGACTTTAGACTCATCTGGACTGATTACGTTAACCCCGGGTACCGCCACTTATAACCTGCCTTTGGATACGGTGGATCTTTTAGATCACGTTATTCGCACAGGGTCGGGTACTACTCAGCAAGACATTAACATCACGCGCATTTCCAGTTCTACTTACTGGATGATTCCTAACAAAAACGCGACAGGCCGACCCATTCAGGTTTGGATTAATCGCCTGAGTGGGCAAACTAATTCACAGACAGGCAACGTAGCGTACCCAACCATCACAGTTTGGCCTACGCCGGATAGCTCAACCACGTATACTTTTGCGTATACACGCCTACGTCGTATGCAAGATGCAGGGACTGGTATCAATGCGGAAGATGTTCCGTTTCGCATGTGGCCCGCATTAATTTCTGGCTTGGCGTACTACTTGTCTATGAAAATTCCCAAAGCGGCTGAACGAACTGCGGTTCTTAAGTCGATGTATGAAGAAGATTGGATGCGAGCTTCGGAAGAAGACCGGGAGAAGGCGGCAGTTAGATTTGTGCCACGAGAGATGTTTATAGGATATAGGTGATACCGTGCCTCATAAAGACCCAGCGGCTAAAAAGGCATATATGAAAGAATACGCGGCTAAAAACCGTGTTAAAGCCTATGCTGCTGTAAAACAATGGCGCAAAGAAAACCCAGAAAAGGTAAAAGAGCAACATAGACGTTATGCTAGAAAGCACCCTGAAATGATTGTTGCTAAAACTATACGTTGGAAAAGAAGAAATCCGGAAAAAGCTGCGGAAGTATCAAGGCGTACAAGGACTAAAAACAGCGTTCGTATATTAGTAAATAAAGCTAGATATAGAGCTAATAAAGCTAAAAGAACCCCTCTATGGCTAACAAAGGCAGATTTGTTTGAGATACAATGTATTTACACGTATCGTGATGCTTTAAAAAAAGTCGGATTAGATTATGAAGTGGATCATATTATTCCACTAAAAGGTGAAGAGGTTTCAGGGCTTCATGTGCCGGAAAATTTATTAGTTATAAAGGCTTCAGAAAATAGACTGAAGAATAACCGTTATGCCGAATAGATTTTCGTCTGGCAAAAATGCGATTGCAGAATGTGACAGATGCGGTTTTAGGTATAAACTGACCCAGTTAAAGAATTTAGTCATTAAGACTAAAAACGTGACAATTAAAGTTTGTCCGGAATGCTGGGAAGCCGACCAACCACAGTTGTCATTAGGATTGTTCCCCGTAAACGATCCGCAAGCTGTACGAGAGCCGCGTCCTGACGTGAGTTACTATACTGCTACAGGTGTGATAGGTGGTGATGGCGGTAGTCGGGTTATACAATGGGGCTGGAACCCTGTAGGATATAACACGTCTTTGTTTACAAGTACGATGAATGGTTCAGGTGCCTCGAATGTTAACGATACCCCTCGCGGTGTATCTAATGATTTGGTAGGCTACGGTGTGGTTGGTAAAGTTACGGTAGTGATTTCGTAGGAGATTAAGATGGCTAAGAAAGGTATCGCGGAAGCGGTTCATGCTCACGAGAAGCACATGCACCCGGGTAAAAAGCTCACTAAGCTTGCCGGTGGCGGCGTTACTGGTGAAGCGATGAAGAAGTACGGACGTAATCTCGCCCGTGCGATGTATCAGCGTGGGAACGCAAGGGGAAAATAAATGACTAACAAATGGCGTGATTTTGAGTACTTCGACGCTGACGAGCCGAATCCAATCGGTAAGTATAAGCAGCCGATGCAGAATCCTCGGTTTACCAAAGGTTCAGGCTATCCGGAAGACGATATTGGTTTGACCGGAACCAAGACCTATGGTCGCTATATTAAACCGTTTGGCAAGAAGAAAAGCCAAATGGAAATCCGTGGCTGCAAAAATACGACTCGCGGCAAAAAGTTTTACTTGGACGACATGGATCGTGATCCAGTGCAAACTAACGGTCGTATCCCAGTGGACGATGGGCATAACTAATGGCGATTACTTACACAGCAGGGGTTAACTCACCGTCTAACCTTTGGCAGATGGTGCAGGACTATACGGAGAACGTGGAAACCACGTTTGTCACCTATATCCCCACGTTTGTCCAAATTGCGGAAGAGCGGGTTAATAACACCGTTCAGATACCCTCGCTGCGTAAGAATGTCACCGGAACCTTATCGGCGGGGAACCCCTACCTCGCCATGCCTACTGACTGGACTGCATCCTTCTCCTTAGCCATCAATCAGACGGATACTAACGGGAATACCTACCAAACCTTTTTGCTAAACAAAGATGTGGAATACATGCGGTCGGCATTCCCCTACCCAAGCCCAGTTCAGTATTACGGCCCCCCTACCCACTATGCCCAGTTTGATACGTCAAACTTCATTCTCGGGCCTACCCCTGACCAGAACTATGTAGCAGAACTACATTACTATGCCTACCCAACATCTATTGTTACGGCGGGTTCATCTTGGTTAGGGACTTATGCGTCTAACACCTTGTTATATGGGACTTTGCGTGAAGCCTATCTGTATATGAAAGGTGAGGCAGATATGGTTAAATACTACGAAGATAAATACCAAGAGGGTATTGCGATGCTCAAAGGTCTTGTGGAAGGCAAAGATCGTCGTGATGCTTACCGTAGCGGTCAAATTAGAGTGGATGTACCATGAGTTTACAAGCATCTGGCAGTTCGTTTGTTGGCAATGTCGCGGTCTATACGACAGATCATCGCGGCTTTAATGCAGAAGAAATGGCTAATATGACGGTCGATAAGATTATTTTTATCGGTCAGAACAGTCATCCTGCTATAATTGAACAAGCTAAGGCATTTAAAGAGCATATCCGGCAAGCGTTGGTCGCCGCATTTACAGAAGCCCAACAGGAAGAACGTAAAACTATTTGCGCCCAATTAGACCTACAAGGTCAATCGGGTCTTGCTGACATCATTAGGAGACTGTAATGGCTGGCATTACTCAAGCAATGTCGACTAGCTTTAAGGTGGAACTCCTTGAGGCCTATCATAACTTTTC